TCATTCCGAGTAATCTCAGTCCTCCCTTCTAATCCTTTAATAGCATACCTACCGCCTAATTGACTACCTTCTGTCAATTTAACAGTAACCATTTGATTCACCTCAAATAAGTCCGTAAACTCTAACTTTAATCGGTGTTCCATCCAAAGAAGTATTTGAACCCGCTAATTCTGCTTCTTTACCGCTAGTATTATCTTCTACGTTTACTTCTATGTAAAGGTTATTTTTGTTATCGGGGCCACCAACTAAGTTAAAACTATGTTGTTGTTGCCCTCCACCAATCTCTACAATCATTGCTCTATTAATTCTACTTAATCCTAAAGAAGCCGCAGTAACGGTTTCAGGTGCGCCATATGAAGTAATGTCAATTGATGCATCTACCATATATTCGTCGCCCACAACTCTAGGTCTAGTAAAACCTTTATGGTCGGCTAATAATGTAACTGTATTTGCCAATTAAAACACCTCATTGACCAATTGCAAAGAATGTTCCAACTTCGTTAGCAGATGTAACAATTGTTACATCTACTTGAACACCTGCTGCGGTTCCATCATCTGCTTCTGCCAAAGGCATTGTTTCATTAACTACTGGTTGATTCGCTGAAACAGACGAACCCTTTGGTTGTAGTTGAACATGATGAATAGTAGCAGTATTGGGGAAAGAAATGTTTCCTCCTGTACTACTGCTATCATTCGTATATGTTCCAAAGAACACCTTTAAGTTTCCTATCACAAATTCGTTTTCAATTGTTGTTGTAAAAGCCATAATAAATCATCTCCTTTTCTTTTCCTTTCCTCATTGAATGTTAGTAATCTTACCTTGACCCTTAAAGAAGGAACATCCGACTTCACCAATTGTTCGATACAATGCTCGGTTTCCGAGAGTACCTACACCAAATGGGTTTCCATTCGCAATACCATCCTCAAAGTATTGAGTAGGCTTCATAACAGAAAGCCATAGATGGTCAGTATCGAGGAATAATAGGTCAGACAACTTAGTTGTTGCGTTACCAGTTGTAGCCATATCCTTAACAGGAATCAATGGGATGTCATAGTATGTTGCAACTCTAAATCCAACTTCTTGACCCTTTGTTCCACGAACACCATTTACAGTAGGAACAATCTCCTTTCTGTCCATAAATCGCTCTTGGCTTTGCAATAGGTCAGCAATTGCTTGAATGGTATCATATCCAGTTAGAATAACCTTTGGTGAACCACCCGCAAGTCTTAAGTTTCTAATCATGTCATTAAGACGAGTTAGTGTCAAAGAACGAACATCTCCAGAAGCATATCCCGAACCAAAATCAACTTCAGCATCTAGGAAAGATGCAGCAGTAAATCGCTCATTGCCATAAATTTGTCCTAATGCGTTAGAAGCAGAAGTAGTATCAGTAGCAATAACTCCACCATCAATAGCCAACAATTCTGCTCTTGAAGTAATAACCTTGTTTAATGAAGTATAGTTGTTAGTAATGTTAGGCATAGCGGCAGATTCACCAAAATGCTCCAAAGGCATAACTAACATCTTGTTTTGAACTTCAGCATGGTGCTTACCCATATCTTCACGCATTTGCGCTCTAATATCGCCAATACCGTCATCAATCTGAGCCATTTCCATAGCCAATTCGCTGAAATCGAATTGGTGAGCAACAACCTTTGGACTCATGTTTAACTGAGCATATGTTGGTGCAATTGGGCCAAGACCATCAGCAGCAGTAGATAATGCTGCATTTTCTGGAACACCACCAATTAAATCTGCTCTTGGGTCATCAGAACCTAATTCTCCTAAAGAAGCAGTTCCCGAAGTATCAACAGAAAACAAGTTTCCGCTTCCACCCGCAGGTCTTGACTTTAGAACTCTCCAACCGCTAGAAGAGTATGGTCGCTTTGAAATCATTGAAAGAGCATTTACTTCTCTATTCAACATAGACCATACCTTTTGTCCGTAAACGACGTTATATAGGGCTGAAACATCTGAAACGGCTGAACCGCTAAATGCAGGGCCACCATCATGTCCTGTATGAATGCCACCAACCATTCCTGCTTGCTTTAGTAAAGAATTACCAGCAAAAGTGCTTGTTCCGTATGTTTGTGCTTCTAAATCTGCAATAGTGTTAATATATCCAACCATCTTAGTAACCTCCTACCATCTTGTGAATGTCTGACCAATCCATCTCGGCCAAATCATCAATACTTGGGAGTTCAATTTTTGCCTCTTCTTGAGCCTTTAGGATTGTTTCCTTTTCAGCCGTCAAAGACTTTCTTAGTGCTGTAAATTCATCCTTAAGGGATGCAATCTCACTTTGTGCATCATATTGCGACTTTGCGAGAATATTTTCTCTTGAAGCCTTTTCTCTTGCAAAACGTGCTTCAAAAGACTTTTGTAAGTTGTCATAAGCCAACTTTTCGAGTTGTTCTTGACGGAAAGCCTCGTAAGCCTTCTCAATGTTACCAACAGATAAATCAAGAGTTTCTAACTCATTGTTTCCGAATGCCTTGACGACAGGCATATCCGAAGATGTTGGTCTTCCACCGCTAATGACGATTCTATCAGCAGGTTCACCGATTTGATTACCTGCTCCATCTAATGTACGAACATAGGCTTTGTTCTCATCATCTTGATACTCGCCCATACCCATCTCGACTTCATCCGTTGGAACGTCTTGATTTTCCATCATTTCATCCATCATTTCATCTTCTTTCATTTCATCTTCCTTCATGGAATAATCGCCTTTTTCAGAATGCATTCCTCTAGGGTCTTGCATTTCTTCTTCTTTCATTTCTTCTTCCTTTCTCAACGTATTGACTTCATCCATCAATGCGTCTAATTCTTCCAATGCTTTTTCTAGTTTATCAGACATTTGTTCACTTCCTTTATCCTGTTTTAGAATATCGAACCTCGCTTCGGGATTAATTCCTTTTTCGCATATTGTTACTTCATGGAGTTCTAACTTACTAATTTCGTTATATTCTCCTAATTCGTCGTGGTTTTTCTTAGACTTTTTTAATGCCTGTCCACCAATGCTAAAAGACCTTAATGACCCTTTGCGAATACCTCTACCAACTTCTTTGGCTTTTTCTATATCATCTCTTAATTTAATTACAACAAAGAAACCTACGTCATCAACTTCAGTTTTCCACAATCTCCCTGTTTTATCTCTATATGAATCTACAACTTCCCCAACTTGAACATTTGAATGATTTGTCATTACATTTCTATATTCGGGCTTTGACATAAATTTTTGAACTGCTTCGTTTAATGCTTTAAGCGTGATTAAATCATTTTGCTTATCTACAATTTCAATCGAAGCGTAACCACCAATCATCAATTCATCGCTTTTAATGATGACAAAATCATCATTTCTGGATGAACTTATACTGATGCTCATGTCGTTCAAACCAGTTTATCCGATTTGAATATATAATACCCACGCATTATTCAGTGGGTATGGTCAAGGAATTATACCTATCCTCATAGATATTCCACAATCCCTTGTCCTCATCGTCGTCAGCAGGTTCTTGTTTGTAGCCAGTCCAAGCAATCCACATTTTATCGCCTTTACTCTCTACAACTCTAAAATGAATTTTAGTTTGGAATTTATTACCATTTAAGAAATATTCGTGATAACCTTCCTTTTGAACACCTAATTTTACAGAACCAGAATCAACAACTTTTTCTCTTGAAGAAGTCTTTGCTACTTCTGCTGGATATTTACCTGCTTTGCCAAACAAATCAAATATATTATCATCGCTTTCTAACTTTACAAACCAATTGATTGTTTCGTCGTCTAATTTCATAGCGATGTTTAAGTTATCATCTTTTCTAAGATATACCTTAAATTTACCTTCTCTATACTTTTCTGGAGTTTTGTATGCTTTTAGTAATTCAGGTTCTTTAATGATTTTATCTTCCTCAGCAAAGAGTTTTTTGGTATTTTTGTCGTAACCAATACCGTCCCTGTTTTCAAACCAATCCTTGACTCTTGACATTTTTCCTTCGAGAATATCTTCATAAACTGAACTATGTTTCTTTGTTAAAAAGTTGTGAATTTCTTTTGGTTCTTTTGAACCCATGTCTTTCAGATAATTAAAAACTATTTGAGTCAATTTAGATTGCTTAGTCTTCATAATTTCTTCAACTTTTGATTTCCACATATCCATATCAATTATAGCATTTTTAGACATTAGATTACTTTCGTCAAAACCGTAAATTGTAAAACCGTCTAAGTCCGACTTTACAATAATATCTGCTTCACCGTGTATGTAGTCTGTAATTCTAATTCCCTTTTCTAATGCTTTGACATCATAATTTAATGACTTCTTAGTATCTTGAGAAAGCATTTCCAATGTCACAAGTTTATCTGGATATTCCACTTCAGGGACTTCGATAACCTTTGCAGAAAACAAAGTATATCTATCTCCGTTCTTTTTGACTTCATCAACTTTAACTCGAATAATATCTCCTACTTCTACTTCTATTTTTGTATTGAGAGCCTTTCCTACATTCATGTAAGTTTTGCCTTCTATTTCAGTAAAGAATTTACCTTCACCTTCTGCTGGCCCTGCTCCTAAAGTATAAGAATTGAGATTAGATTTAGTTGTTCTCTTATCTAATACGATTAAATCTAAATCAACAAACTTCTTCCATTTAATCCATTTAGGATTCTTTTTTGTTCCTATGAAGTACGTGGATGTAGAATCCTTGATTACTACTCCTTCTGATGTTGGCATCTCCATAATTTCTTTTGAATATTCTTCAACATCTTTTAGATTATCAGCAGTTCGAGTATCTTTCTTTGAAGGAAACTCTATCGCTTCTGTGGAATGTGATGCATAATTGTTGAATAGAATTGTAATTCTATCTTTTAATTCTTCTTCAACAAGGTTTTGTTCATTATGTCGCATAATATCAAAAACATGCGCTCTTACTTTTGCATCAGGATATTTACCTTTAAAGATGTGTGCAATTGTATCGGCCCGATGTAATGCTTCATCGCCATCAAATAAAATTAATTCTGCATCAAGAATACAATCCCCGTATTTCTTTTTCTTTAATTCTTTGACTTGTTCTTGACATTTATCTGAAATATTGTTACCGTTGTATGAGAATACCTTTACGTTATCATCTATCTTATGTAACTGTATTCTCATACCATCATACTTTTCTTGTATGACGTATTCTCCACTAAATCCCTTTAATTCTTTCATATCATCAATTTCAAAAATTCGATACATGGGTTTGTTTGGAACGAGGAAGTCTGATTCAGCCTTTTCATCTTCTGATTTTTCAGCCTTCTCAATGCCTTCAATGTCTTTCAGTTCATCGAATTGTTCTTCACTGTACTTAGAAAAGAATAAAGTTTCTAACATCTCTAGTGCCGATTTAACTTTGCTTTCGACCTTTTTTGAGTCTTTTTCATCCCCATACTGTTCGATAATGTAGAGGGCAATATCATCTTCATCTAGGTCAAGTCCTGTTAGACCCTCCGTTATCGTGTCGGGTTGCATATCTTTAATACTCCAAATCTCTTTTGGTAGGGCTTTATTGTCAGCCCTTAGAGCATAATGAACAAATTTAATCATAGTTTCTGGAGATTCAAGTAATGCTTCAAGAACATCACCTTTGAAGTTTTTAGCAAAAGGGTCTTCAATTAATTCAGAACCAAAACGCATTTCTTTAATACCGTTGTAAATCTTTTCAGCGATATTACTTGTTGGGTCTTTTGCTTCTTTGTTTTCTAATTCATCTTCTTGTATGAATTGTTTTAATTCCTTGCTAAATTCATTAAGTTCTTCATAGAGTTCTCTAATGTCATCAATTGCTTTACGCCACCTATTCCCATATTCTTTGGGGTCGGTGCGAGCAGATAGATAAGCAACCCTTGTTTTCTCAAAAAGACGTATAATCTTTTCAGAAGAGTCCTTATCCTTTTCAATAAGAAGAGGCATGAATTATCACTTTTTCTTAATTCTATTAATAGTTTCTTTGACTAACTGCTCAATCATTTCTTCTTTATTTTTGTATGTTTTCTTACTTCTACCATGAGGCATCACTACAGCCATTAATGCATCATAATCTATTATTTTCCTAAAAGCCCTTCTTATATCGGCTTCCACTTTATCAAACATTTGTTTGGTTTTTTCATCTAACTCTGCTTTCTTTAGAGTTTCACCTGCTAAACCATAACCTTCTTTTTCTTGAGTTTGATTTGTAATCTTTGAAGCATCTTGAACTTTAGGTCGCTTAATCTTTTGTACTTCTACCGTAGTATCAACTGGATTTACCTGAGTAGGTTCTATATTCATTCTCTTTTTATCGCTTAACTGTTCTTTAGCGAGTCTTGCTTTTTCAATGGCTAAGGAAACCATTCTTTCTTCCTTTGTTACTCTTTCAGGCATATTACTGACCTCCTACTTTTTCTACCATTTTATGAATTTCAGACCATTCCATGTTTCCTACATCACCAACAGGTGAAGCAATCTTATTATCCATTGTTGGAGTAGGGCTTTCAGAAACAACAAGACCAGACTTCATTAATAAATTATCTTTAGCATATACTGTTCTTTCTAACGATTCAATTTTATCTGTTAAGGCTTTTAGTATAGCCAAAATATCGTTACTTACCTTATTTTCTTCTGTCATCTCTTTTCCTCCTTTTTACCTTTAGGATAGATTAAATCTCGCAATTGACGATAGAGCAGTTCATACTCCTTACGAAGTTTGGATGCCGAGGCTACTATATCTACGTTGCGCTCATCCATATCTTTCATTTTCTTCTTTAGTTTGTCATCTGATTTAATAAAATTTAATGATTTAAGTTCACCAACTAAATCGCCTAACTTTGTAAAGTCTTGACCAAAAAATTCAGTTGGCTGTGCTGATTGTAAAATCTTCTTAATGCGTTTTCTTTCCTTTGGGCTTAATGTGTCCAAAAGTTCTTTTTTTACGTCTTTTTCTTTGAGGATAAACTCCTCACCTGTTTCATAAAAATCCCATGTCATTTTATTCATTCTCCTATGTATTTTTCTAGTTGTTCAATATCTTTTGTAAATTGAGAGATAACATTATTTCTTGAGGCTATAACGTTTCTTATTTCCTTTTCTATGCCTTCCCCCTTTGATAATTTTTCTATGCTATCAGCATTTTTACTTTCTAGTTTTGCAATTCCTTCTTTGGTTCTTTCAATTGCTTTACGAATTACACCCTTTATTTGCTCATTTAAGTTTAAATCTCGTTCTTCTCCCTCTCTTAACGGGCCTAAAGGAATACGTTCTTGAATATCATATTCTACTAATTCTTTTACTTGTCGAACCAAAGCATCGGCAGTTGGTTTAAGGGATGGGAATACTCCTGCTGTGAATACCTTACTATCTAAATGATTAATTATCTGTTCTTCAAAGTTATCTTTGTTAAACATTCTATCAAATACTTTTTGTGAGAAATCAAAAGAATATTCATATTGCGCTCTTATTGTTTTCTTTTCCGAAACAATTTCTTTTGTTGCTCTTTTAGTTTTTCTTCCAATTAATCCAGTAGTATCAGTAATTGCATTAATCTTTGTAATAATCTTTCTTAAAACTTTTTCTTTATCATAAGTGAACATTCCATCCTTTAATGGTTTAAGTTGAATTTCTCTAGGGTCTTTGACAAAAATGCTTAATTGCTTAATAGTATCTTTAACCGTAGCAATCTCAGCAACATCGTTATTTACAATCAATTCATTGTATGCTTCCAATACTCCAATAAATTTCTCTTCATATTCTCTAACCTTAATTGCAACTTCTGAATTTTGTTTAAATTCAGGGTCATCATCATTAGGTTGAGAAAACATATCTTTTAGAAGTTTTCTAGCCTTCTCAATTTTTTCATTTTCAGAAAGTTCATATTTTTTGTATTGTGAAAGAGCGTCTTCTATATTTTCTTTAAAAATACGTATGGTATTTTTTTCTCCTTTCTCTCCTGTATCAAAATTTCTAAACGCTTTTAGTTCAAGTGTTTTGTTTATGAGTTTTTCTATTTTGTTTCCTGTTTTATCATCATATAAAGTATTCTTAAAAGAAATTAAATTTTGTCTAATTTGCTTCTGTGTGTAAGGTTTAGGAGTAATTTTGATTCTTCTCCCTTCTCTTTCTTCTTCTCTTTCGCCTTTTCTTTTAAATCTGTCAAGAAATTCTTTTCTCTTTTCTTCCAGAAACGCATCAATGGTCTTTTTCATTTCTTCAAATAATTTATTAGAATTATCATTGAATGCTTTTTTAAATGCTTCTCTCATTTCTTTCGCTGCATCAAAAACATCAATATCTTTAGATATATCATCTTCCAATTCTTTCATATCTTCTAAACTAAAATTTCTTAGCCTTTCCATTAATTCTTCTCCACCCATCTTATTAATAAAAGGAACGTGTAATTTTTTAAATGGTTTACCTTCTTCTAATAAAACAGTAGCCTTAGCAGAAGGGTCTTTTGCGTATTTATTCATTTGTCTATTGAATTTGTTCTTTTTTGTAAATTTTTCAAATACTTTACCGAATGGTTCTTGTAAGACTTCTAATATGGTTTTAGTATTTGATTTTTCTAAAGGTTTAAAATTAGGCCCAGTTCCTTTATCTCCAAAGGTTTTAAGTGGAAAGTCATCGCTTTCAGACATTAATTCTAAAATTTTCTCATAGTTTTTAATTGCAGTTTTAACTTGTTTTCCTTCTGCGTTACTTTTTGGATTTTCCCAAGCCTCTCTATTTTTATTACTTTGTTCAATAACAGCATCAAAATCAATTTGATTAATAAAAGAATCTATATCTTTGCCTACATTATCTATATCATATTTATCAGTAAAAACACTTAACCTAGTTTCTATTTCTGACTTTCTCTCTTTTTTCATTGTTTTAGATTTTTCTATCTTATTTAACAAAAATCTTTGAATTTCAAGTTCTAAGGTATCTCTTAGATTATTAAACTTCTTTCGGATAAACTCTTCAGGATTTTCTGGTAATGTTTCAAGGAGATTAAATTCTTCAAATCCTTTGTAAGTTGTGGGAGCAAAGTTCTTTTCAATTTGTTCTACTAATTTCTTAGCAGTAGATATTGCAAACTTATCATCTAATTCTGCAACATCTCCTTCAAGGAAGGTTTTTCTTTTATATTCTTGTTTTTGCTTTTCACTTAAATTTTTATATTCTTTTTCAGAAATTTCTTCGGGTCTACCGCTTCTGTCTTTTTTTGTTTTATGAACGTATGTATTATCTGTAACTGTTTTTATATCAACATCTTTAAAATCTTTAGGTAATTTTCTACCAGTTCGTCTGGTTTTTCCAATTTCTTTAAGAAGTTTTTTCATATCTCTTAAATTTTCTCTCTTTTCTTTTAATTCTTCTCTACTTCTAATTAGTTGCTGACCAAAGGTTTTTCTATAAATATATTCAATTGCCTTTTCAAATGGCACTCCATCAATATCACTGTTTGCTAATTCTTTTAGGTTCTTTCCTAATGTTCCTACGCTAACAGTAGACTCATCTGTTCCTTCAAGAGTAAAACTACCATCTGGAGTACTCATAGCAAATTTACCAATAGAATTAGACAATTGTTTTTGGTAATGGTCTGCGTCTTTATCTTTCATATTGAATATTTCTTGTAAAAGATACTCAAATGCTCTCTTTGACATCACATCTTGAATTTCTTTGTTACGATAAAAACTTTTAATTCTCCTTCCTTCTAAAGTAAAATTAATGCTTTCTAAAACTGGTTCAATATCATTATATAATTCTTGTAATCTAGCATATCTATTTTTAATTTCTCTAAACTCAGTTTTAACTTTATCTTGTTGTTCTTTAGAGGCTTGCTCTAACATTCTTTCATCTTGCTGTCGCTGGTCATCATCTGTTCTCTTTCTAAGAATTTCAGAATAAGACACTCATATCGCCTCAAAATGGAATATTTTCTTTCTTTCCTCTTCGCTTTGATGGCAAAAGAATTGC